TTGTCTGGTGATGTAATCAGTGAAGATCTTGACACAGCAAAAACAATTTTTAAAGACAAAATCCGTGAGGTTCGTAAACCTTTGTTGGAAGCAGAAGATGTAAAATATATGCGTGCTATTGAAGACGATGATGCAACTGCAAAAGCTGCAGCAGCAACAAAGAAAACCGCTCTTCGTGATGCACCTGCTGCAGCCGCTATTACAAGTGCTACAACTATTGCAGAACTCAAAGCTGCATGGGATGCAGATGTACTTGGTGATTCACCATACGCATAAGGAAAAGAGATGAGTAAGTCTCGTACAATTGCTAGCAATTTAGGAACCACATCTGGTGCCGCAGATGGTGGATTGGATTCTGCTCAAGTATTAGCCATTGTACCTGGTGGTTTTGATTCTGCAGATGTATTAACTATATCTGCTCCTCTATCAAATCGCAACCTCATCATCAATGGTGCGATGGCCATATCACAGCGTGGTACCAGTATTAGTGCAACGTCAGATTCAACTTATACTGCGGATAGATTTCGTACAAGAAACTATGGTGGTAATGGAACATATACGGTATCAACTTTACAAACTGATGTACCGTCGGAAGGTGGTTTTAAGTATTCAACAAAATTTGCAGTAAATAGTGCAGCTACAGATACCGGTACCTATGCGTATGGTGTTGAGCAATCTATTGAAGGTTATAATATAGCACAACTTCGTTTAGGTAGAAGTGATGCCAAACAGTTTACTCTATCGTTTTGGGTAAAAAGTTCATTATCTGGAACCTATACTAGTGCGGTAAGGACATCAACTGCTGAATATTCTTATGTTTTTGAATTCTCTCTTACTGCAAATACTTGGACTAAAATTACAAAAACAATACCTGCATTAACCTCAACCTTATCCTCATTAGACGAAACAAATGGCGCTGGGTTATTAGTTTCGCCAATCAACCTTGGTGCACAAACATCAAAGTCCACCGCCACTACTAATACTTGGCTTTCCGGAAATTATGTATTTACTTCCAATCAAGTAGACTGGATGGGGACTGCTGGAGCTACTTGTCATCTTACTGGCGTTCAACTTGAAATTGGTAATACAGCAACATCTTTTGAACATAAACCATATGTGCAGGATATGACAGAATGTTTAAGATATTTTAATAGATATCGAAAAACAAATTCATATGGTGAGTTTGTTACTCTTAGAACATATAGTGCAACACAAGGAACGGGACTTCATCAATTCCCTACTCCTATGAGAGCAGCTCCAACTCTCACAATAGATAAGACAGTGAATAGCACATACTTTGCTTATAATTTAAATGCAATTTCTATAACAGGCACAGATGGTAATTTTACAGGTTCTGGTTTCCATGCCACTTCTGCAAGTAATTCATTTGTTACGGGCGGAGGTGCAGTTATTCAAAGTAATGGTGTTCAGGATATTTCATTTAATTTGGATGCGGAGTTGTAAATGATAGAGACTTTTGTATTTAGTAATGTGAAATATGTTAGAGGACAATATGATTCTCAAGAATCAATTACGTTTACTATAGATGGTAATAATATGTCTGTTGCTAATGGATCGGTAGGTAATAGACACTATGATGATTTGATGAGACAAGTAGATGCTGGCGAACTAACCATAGCAGAGGCTGATTAAAATGCCAAGTAAAATCAGAGACATAGCAGAGATCCTTGGTGTAACCGAGACTTCTAATACATCTAATGCCGCTCTTATTACTGCTGCAGAAGCCGGTGGTGGTGGAGGGGCAACCTCATATGATTCTGCTGGTGCTTTACCAACATCTGGCAATACAGCTGGTGACTTGGCATTTACTACTGATAAAAAAGCTCTTTACAACTGGGATGGTAGTGAGTGGGATAGAGTTTATTCTGGCCCAAATGAAACTTTGACTTGGGATTCTGCGTTATCAGCAACATATATTTTTGATGGTCAACAAAGACAAATCGATATATCTGATAGTTCTGATATATCATTCACTGTTGCAGCAAATGCTGACTTTGAAGGATTTCCTATTACATATTCGTACCAAACAGTGCCGGCAGATCCAGTACAGCTTGATAGTGCTGCATTTGGAGGAGATGGTATTAGTCAAAGTGGTGGAACATTTACATTGAGATGTTCTAGTAGAGATAGTGATGAGGGTGATTTTACATTTAGAGCAAAAGCTACTGATGGAACTCATGTAATCACATCTTCAACTACAATTAGTCTTGCCTTTGCAAGTGATATAGTATACAATGCAGTAGATAATGCAAGTGTTGGTGGGACTTTTCCTCAAACAAATGCGCTTGTAGCTACAATTGGTGGTAACACAGGCAGTTCAATGATGTGGGGTACTACAAATCCTATATCAGAATTATTGCCTACTGGTAAAAGATATTTTGAACTTAGACCTAATTCAAGTGGTGGATCAGTAAGATATATCTTTGGATTATCTGGATACGGTAGAGGCACAACTACAGTACAATACATAGGATTTTGGTATTTGGGATCATCACAAGGTCACTCTGGTACAGGATTATCAGCAACTAATGATACAAATATCATGTTTGCATATGATACTGATACAAGAACAGTTTGGTATGGTCAAAATGGAACATGGGTAAATGGCACACCTGGAGTAAGCGGCGGTGATACAACGACAATTACCGCGCTTCCTGATGGTTCATTTTACTTAGGTTGGTGCTCAGGATCAAGTAGTGGTGCAATAATCGATGCAACATTATACACTGGCGCAAACCTAAATTACGCAAAACCAACAGGATTTAAGTCAGTATAAGTAGTTTACTTTTACTTCATTTTGTGATATAATATATAATTATGTCTGGAGTTATATGATGATTGATTTGAAATCCATCCACGAAATGTGGGCAAAAGACTGCGTTATTGATTCGAATGAACTCGATAAATCTTCTCGAGAACAACCAATCCTACATGCAAAATATCTAGAGCTTTTATCCACATATAAGCTACAATTAAAACGCGCAGAATTTAATCAAAAACAATTGTTAAAGGATAAATGGCTGTGGTATAATGGAAAAATGCCACATGATGAGATAATTGAAAAAGGTTGGGATCCAGATCCATTTAATGGGCTAAAAGTGCTTAAGGGAGAAATGGAATACTATTACGATAGCGACCCAGAAATTCAGAGATCCGAGGAAAAAATAGAATATTATAAGAATGTTATAGATACATTAACGGAAATAATCAATAATATCAATTGGCGACACCAAACCATATCAAATATTATAAAATGGAAACAATTCGAGTCAGGAAATTAAACCACGCTAACTTACACATAAACTGTGAAAGTGGCACTGCCTATGAACTAAACGAATTTTTTTCGTTTTATGTGCCTGGCTATAAATTTATGCCTATGTACCGCAATAAACTGTGGGATGGCAAAATAAAATTGTTTTCAGTGCAATCTGGTGAGTTACCAGCCGGTTTATATCCACATCTATTACAATTTGCAGAACAAAGAGATTATTCCATAGAGGTTGATGATTCACCCTATGGAAAGCCAGACGATTATAATAAATTTGATGTCAAAGAACTTTATCAATTTATTGAATCACTTAATATGCCATATATAATACGCGACTATCAATTTGATGCTGTATCAACTGGTATCCATAGAAAACGTGGTATTCTTTTATCACCAACCGGTTCTGGTAAATCACTCATCATTTATGCATTGATGAGATGGTATCTAGAAAATTATAATAAAATGGTACTTGTGATTGTTCCCACAACATCACTGGTAGAACAAATGTATGGTGATTTTAAAGATTATGGCTATGATGTAGAGAACGAAGTACACAAAATCTATTCTGGTAAAGATAAAAATACAACAAAGAGAATAGTTGTAAGTACATGGCAATCAATATATAAATTACCAAGACAATGGTTTCACAATTTTGGTATGGTGATTGGTGATGAGTGTCATGGATTTAAATCAAAATCATTAATGTCAATTATGAATAAGGCATCCGAAGCGGAGTATCGCTTTGGTACAACAGGTACATTGGATGGAGCTCAAACACATGAACTTGTCCTACAAGGATTATTCGGTAAAATATATAAGGTCACAACAACAAAATCCTTACAAGATAACGATACACTTGCAAAGCTCAAAATACAAAGAATCGTATTACAGTATGGTGAACAAGTACGTCGAGAATTTGGTAAAAGAACTTACCCTGAAGAAATAGATTTTATTGTTTCAAATGAATATAGAAATAAATTTATTAAGAACCTTGCCTTAGATTTAGACGGCAATACTTTGATCCTATATAATTATGTCGACAAACATGGTAAACCATTATTCAATCTTATTGAGGATAGTGCAGATGAAAATCGTAAAGTATTTTTTGTATCTGGTGATGTTGCTACCTCCGACCGTGAAGCAATACGAGGCATTGTGGAAAAAAGCAAAAAAGCAATCATTGTGGCTTCATTAGGTACATTCTCAACAGGAATAAATATTAGGAACCTACATAATATTATATTTGCCTCACCAAGTAAATCACAAATACGCGTATTGCAAAGTATTGGCCGAGGATTAAGAAAATCAGACGACGGACGAATTACAACACTTTATGATATATCGGATGATATTAGTTGGCAAAGCAGAAAAAATTATTCACTATTACATTCATTTGAAAGATTAAAAATGTACCAAAAAGAACAATTTGATTATAAAACAATTCAATTGGATATTAAATCATGAAAGGTGAGTTTAAACAATTTAAACTTACCAATGGCGATGAGATGATCTGTGAATTGGTAACAACTGCAGAAGATGATTCGACTGCTGATGTGATTGTTCGCCGCGCTATGAAAATTGTAGTGACCGATGATTTAGAAGAAAATATAAGATACTATACACTCAAACCTTGGATTTCATTTCAGGACGATACTACGGATCTAGTCGCGCTTAACTCAGTTCATATTGTAGGTGAGTCAACTCCATCTGAAACTGTAATGATGCACTATGCTGCAGCACTTGCTGATGTTGACAAATATAATAAAGTAAGAAGTGCCGGTCTTACATTACAAGAAATTCAAGATAAACTTAAGGAATTAACTGAAGAAGAAATGGATGCGTTTCTCACACAAAAATATAATGAATTACAGGGTGATTCTGATACCGCAAATGTAATACAATTTAAGCCGAAAGGCTCGTACCATTGAGTTTTCTAATACACCCATTACCACCAGTTTCTGTTTATGTTCGAAAAGAATATCTCTATGATCTAGAAAAAGGTCATGGTGAATATACTCCCGGCATTTGGATTTCTGTAAAGTCTACACAGTACAAAGCGTTATATTTCGAAACACTTCTTACAGAATATGGAGCATTATATGATAAACTTCCTCTTTCGGCTTTCGTTTGGAAAACAGATCATGGTGATTTACCTCTTGATGTTCTGCAGCTTTGGGATTGCTTTGATTATTACCTAACAGTAGTAGAAAAACCTCTCTTATCAAATTGTGAATTTTTTGGTAAAGATAAACAAATGCATTCTGGTGAATATCTTTTTACAATTGATAATGCACACTCAGATAAATCTGTATTGGATATTAATTTTTCCGAGCACGATCCGGAACATAAATCATTTAATATTATCCAATTAGATAATGGGCAATTTGCTGCCCAACCTAATAATAGAGTAATTTGGAGAGATTCAAGTCTCACGCCATCAAATTTAAAACAACCGGATTTTAAAGTATGTACTCAAAATTATAGAGTAGAAACAAAACCGAAATGGTCTGTTGGTCATACAGATGAATGGCAATACAAAACGCTGGACGAGTCTTAGTATTCCACCCTCCAGAAAACCTCTATTTATTATACCATACTTAGCTAACTTGTAAACAACTATTTTTTAGTTTTATGAAAGTTTATTTGTGTTTACAATTATACCTTATCGTGTTATAATTAGTACATAATTAAAGGAGGCGACATGGCACGCACAAAACGCGCAAGCATACATTATGTGAATAATGCCGAGTTCTCACAGGCTGTAGTGGATTATGTTACCACTGTAAGAGAAGCCAAGAAACAAGATCAAAAACTTCCTATCGTACCAGACTATATTGCTCAGTGTTTCCTACGAATCGCTGAAGGTTTGTCTCACAAATCTAATTTTATTCGCTACACATATCGCGAAGAGATGGTCATGGATGCAGTTGAAAATTGTTTGAAGGCCATTGAAAATTATAATCTTGAAGCAGCAACAAGAACTGGTAAACCAAATGCTTTTGCTTATTTCACTCAAATTACTTGGTACGCATTTCTTCGGCGTATTGCAAAAGAGAAAAAACAACAAGATATTAAACTCAAATATTTAACTAAATCTGGCATTGAAAACTTTATGGTTAATGAACACGGCGATGACATGACTCAACAGGTTGCTGGTGCTTTTATTGACACACTTCGCGATCGAATTGAAAAAGTAAGACACGTTGATACAGAAATCAAGGAATTTGCAAAAGAAGAAAAGCAGAAACGGAAACGTGGAACAAAGGCAGATTCAGATTTATCGGAGTTTCTACAGTGAAGGTAGCAGTATTAAATGACACGCATTGTGGTATACGTAACTCTTCCGAGATATTTCTCAAAAATTCGGCAAAATTTTATTCGGAAATCTTTTTTCCTTACTGTCAAGAGAATGGGATCGAGCAAATCCTACACCTCGGGGATTATTATGACCATAGAAAATTCGTTAACTTTAAAGCATTAAATCATAATCGAAAGAATTTTTTGGATCCTCTTCGTAAATATGGTATGAAGATGGATATTATTCCTGGAAATCATGACACATACTATAAGAATACAAATGATCTAAATTCATTAAAAGAATGCCTTGGCCATTACATGAATGAAATTCATATTGTAATGGAACCAAGAGTGATGGATTATGGTTCTCTGAAAATTGCACTTCTCCCTTGGATCAACTCAGAGAACTATGATTCATCAATGCAATTCATTAAAGACTGTAAGGCAGATTGGCTTGGTGGTCATTTGGAACTAAATGGCTTCGAAATGATGCGAGGTGTAAAGAACACACACGGTATGTCTGCAGACATCTTTAAGAAATTTGAACTGGTTCTTACTGGTCATTTTCACTGTGCATCTAAAAAAGATAATATTTGGTACCTAGGTAGTCAAATGGAATTTTTCTGGTCAGATGCTCACGATCCAAAATATTTTCATGTCATTGATACAGAGACTCGTGAAGTGGAAAAGATTCGAAATCCACACACTTTATTTGAAAAAATTGTTTACAATGATGAAAAAATGGATTATAATAACTATAATGTAGAAAATCTGGATGGAAAGTTAGTCAAAGTAGTAGTGATTAACAAATCAGATACATTTACATTTGACAGGTTCATTGATCGTATTCAAAATAGAAACATCCATGAACTTAAAATTGCCGAGAACTTTCAAGAGTTTCTTGGCGAAAATATTGAGGATGAAAAAATTAATTTTGACGATACACAGGAAATTATTGACTCGTACATTGATGCAGTTGATACAGACCTGAATAAGGACAAGATTAAAATTCAAGTACGTGAACTCATGACCGAAGCACAGGCTCTGGAATTTGCATGATTATATTTAAAACTCTCAGATACAAAAACTTTTTGTCATCTGGAAATAATTTTACTGAAATTAATTTAGATAAATCAAAATCTACATTAGTGATTGGTCAAAATGGTGCTGGTAAATCCACTATGTTGGATGCCATATCATTTGGTCTTTTTGGTAAGGCTCATAGAAATATTAATAAAACACAACTGATTAATTCAATCAACAATAAAGCATGTTTGGTTGAAGTTGAATTTAATATTGGTGGTAATAATTTTAAGGTATGCCGTGGTATCAAACCAAATGTATTTGAAATTTGGAAAAATGGTACAATGATTAACCAATCATCACACGCTAAGGAATACCAAAAAATTCTAGAACAAAATATTCTAAAATTAAATCATAAATCATTTCACCAAGTTGTTGTCCTAGGTTCTTCATCATTTATTCCTTTTATGCAACTACCAAGTGGCCATAGAAGAGAAGTGATTGAAGACTTATTGGACATTAATGTATTTTCGAAAATGAATATAATCCTTAAGGAAAGAAAT